GTTGGAAATCAACCTACAAACAATATAGATATTATATTATACACTTACTTAATATGTCAAGCGAAACCACGACCATTTACAACTCGAGAAAGACCTTATTAGAAGTCCTCTCAAATTTAGGATATTTGGTAGATGAATACAATTCGTTCTCCATGAATGAAGTCGAGGCAATGGTTCGAAATACTCAATTGGACATGTTGATTGAATATTCGCCCGAATTACCAACAGCATATGCGGGCGGAAAAGTTTTCGTCAAATACATGTTGACGTCGAAGGCAATCAGACTGAAGTCGGCAATTGACGAGATCATCGAGGAATTATATGATTTAGAAGAAATTCTCACAAAGAAGGACATACTCATTGTTGTGGTAAATGACGAACCAAACGACACGATGGTGGAACGATTGAAATTCTTGTATGATTCGCGCGGAATTTTCATTGTGGTTCACAATATCAAAAGACTCCAGCGCAATATATTGAATCACACAATGGTGCCCAAACACGCGATTTTGACGGAAGCGCAGACGGAGGATTTGAAGAAACGGTATAATTTGACGGGGGTCAAACAGTTGCCGGAGATATCGCGGTTCGACCCGGTGTCGTTGCTGATTGGCATGCGACCAGGGCAAGTGTGCGAGATCGAGAGAAATAGTCAAACTGCCATTGTGTCGGATTATTACAGAGTCTGTGTTTAAGTCTGCGGACGACAAGCTTTTGCTTTAAGATTTTGTGTCAATGATAAGTATAGGACTGATGACGGAGTTTTTTCACAATAGATTTGGAAAAGGTGAGGTTGAAGCATTTAGTGATCCAAAAGAATACAATCAAAAATATGTTGATCAGGCAAATCTTACTGCTGCAGAATTACAAACTTACGTGCCAAACTCAACTGCTTGTCCAACATCAAGTTTGGACACATCTGTTTGCACAAAAGAATATGCTTACAATGCATACAAATATGACAAATTAACGGTAAAAAACGACACAACAAATGGGAGTTTTGGAGACGGCAAAGACAAACATTCGGAAATAATAATAAGCAATATTAATTTAGGAATTGGGATTGCAATAATGATGTCTTATATTTATTCAATGACATAAAATACAAATAATATATATAAATAAATGACAAAAAATGTGGTAACAATTATTTTTTTATTTTTGATCATATTTGTTACATTGATGTTTGGACAAAACGTTGAACAATTTGATGTAATTGATCAGACTGATCCGAATGGTCCAAGTAATAAAAATAATGGCACATATTACACAAAAGAAACTAACGGAGTTAGTGTATTTAGTGCAATGAAAGATTTCTCAACTGATATAAATCGTGCAAATAAGACAGCTGAACCAATATTAAAAGAATGTTTGAATGATGAAACTAAGAAAGTTGAATATAAAGACGCATGCATCATCACTTACAATGCTGCAATGAAAATGACATCCAATTTTTGGAATGGATCATATAAAAAATTATTAACAGCTGCCACTGCAAATCCTACATTAAAACAATCGCCTGCAACACACGCAACCATACAAGCAACTATATCAGCCACAAATGCAACAAATAAGGAAACTCAACAAGATTTAGACAGAAAAATGTCTGAAATGTTGAATGACAACACGGGAATAAATTTAGAATCATTGGCAAAACAAAATTCTACAATGTACATTAATATAACATTCACAGTTTTGGCAACAACTGCGCTGTACTATATTTTTGTCAAACTATAAAATTATAATATTATTGTGATATATTATAATGCCTTATATAACTTCAGATCAAATTAACCGATTTGAATCAAATTATATTTCATACATAAATAGTCAAAATCAAGTTAATAAGAATGTTATTGACATTTCAAACAATGTTTCTCAAATTAATCAGTTATATTTGGACATGAGTGGAAATAATATTAATTCCAATCATATAAAATACGATTTCACTACTAATGAAAACGAAATTTACACACTTAAAGAAGACCAAACATTGATTCCGGCTTTATTGACGGACAAACAAATTTTATTAATAGAACACAACAATTTGTACATTGTTAGCACAATAACAATCGCCACATTATTAATGACTGCTATTTTTATGTCATCATAATATATATGTCAATAGAAAATTTTGATAATGGTTATTGGGTAGATATAAGTGGAATTTTAGGAATACAACGTGCAATAGTGAATGCTGGAAATAATGGTGTAAGTGAGGTTAATAAACAATATTTTACGGCTTTAGATAATGCAGTGAATAGCGCCAACAATAGCATACTTCCAACTCTCGCATATCAAAAAGAAGTTTTGGACATTGTTAATAGAGAAAAAACTCGTCTTGAGGCACGAAAAGGTGCAATTGATAATGCCTACAATGGTCAAGCACGTATGGTTTCATTGACGGATAGTGTTACTGCCAAAAACCAGGCATACAATTACTTGTTGTTTGTTGTTGTTTTAATAATTTTAGCATATTTAGGAATAAAAATATTAAAGAATATGGAAATTGTTCCAGTAATTGTATTAGAAATTGCAAATATTATTATTATTTCGGTTGGGTTGATTTACTGCATTTATTTGTACATTGACATTAAACGACGATACAATATGGATTTTAACCAGGTGGTATTGAGAGATCCTGATGCCAAATCGCAGGACGAAATTAATAAAGATATGGATGCAAATGTGAAGAGTGGCGATCTGTTGAGCGTTGCCGGAAATAAAGGTTGCCAGCCCGATCATAGTTACAATAAAAAATATGACATTTGTGTGCCCAATGCGCCGCCAGTGAAATATAACGCAGATAATACTGCAAAAGTGTCTGCAGAACAGTATCCAAATACTGCCAGATATTTTGCCAAAGATGATGGTACGTTTGAGTGGAAGAATGCGGCATCAGCGACTCCCGCGCCAAGCGCAACACCAACATCGGAAAATGGCTGTGGTACATTAGATAAATATGATTTTGAGTTGCTGGCATGTAAAGTACCCGAGACATTTAGTAATATGAATCTTCCCAGCTCTTCGGCAAATGCTAAAGCATTTACTGCTAGTGAATTTGACAATTATGGAAAATATAATTAAATGCATAACATATAGAATGTCCGATTTTATGCATTCTCTTTTATTCAGAGATAAAGATTTGAATCTTTTATGTAAAAATTTGGATAACAATGTTTTTGGCTCCCTACAGGGTAGCAGCGAAGGTTTTGACGCATCGTCAGATGCAGCTTTGCAACAAGCCAATTCCGATTTGGTAACAAAAATAAACACTTTAGAAAACGAGGCAAATGTTGTGAGTCGGGCAGATACTTATTTCTTTGAAGACCAAGCGCTTGTTTTGTACATTAATAAAATGTTGATATTCACATATGGTATCATTTATTTAATAATGGCATTTGGTTTATACACGCGATACGCAGAAATGTCGGCTGTGAAAATCGGTGGGCTATTAATAATTTTTGCAATTTTGCCATTCACCATTGATTTCATTAGTAAATTTGTATACAAACGTTTTAAAGAAGTTTTGCATTTCTTTTACAGAGGCAATTCTCTCTATCTTTATGAACCTAAAAAAATGACCGACACTCTATGAAAAATCTAGATCATTTGTGGCATTCATCGTCAACGAGTTCATAATATTCATTTTTTCCATTGATTTGGCAAATGTGTTCTTCTGATTCAGTCCCGAAAATAAATAGTCGGTATTTGGGCTCTCCTCATTCTTCTTAATTTGACAATAAATATCACTAATATTTGTTATTGCCAACTCAACTTTACGTTTGTCCGCAATCAATTCCACTGATGCGTCCACCGTCTCCGTGCAAAGAGACACCGCAAAATATAACATGTATCGGCGTTTCTTGCAACACGCATTGGTATAATGTAGGCAAAAAAGCGTAAACAGAGACTGCATAATCTTCTCTAGAAAAGCCGAGTGCCGTTCTTTTACATAATAAAACAACGTGTCCCATATAATCCACACTAAATCCCGCGAGAATTTGGTCTCTACATTTACGAAGGGCCGCCGGACGCAAAAACACTTTTCCTTACGTTTTTTGCACATGGCTTCAAACTCAATAATCCATTCAATCCAATAGCACGCAAACACTGTGTTGCGTTTAGAATAGGAAATGTTATAGGCGAATTCGTTCATGGGTATAAAGATTTCTTTGGGGTCTTCATCTTTAAACAGTGGTGTTATATAATTTACATTGGGGGCTTTGAGTCGCTCGGTCATTTGAGTGATGTCAAATTCTTCTATGCGGTTAATTTTAATTACTTCAAAACTGTGTTTTTTTGGCGAGAGGCTGAGAACGCTGACAACTTCCGCAAATATGCTGCGAATAGTTTCATTGTTGCGCAAATCCAGCTCAGTTAAAAATTTGCCGGACGTGATGATGTCTTTAAAACAAAGGAAACGTTTTTCTAAATAACATATGAGTTTAGGATTTCCGACATGGATGTGTTTTGCGCAATAATAGATAATGATTTCCCATAGATCCAAATAATGACCGGCGCAAACGAGTTCGGCGCTCCAATGACACGCTGGTTCTATTTTGCCTTTCAATATGCTATCAATGAGCGCATTTTTAACATCTGTTTTTTTATGTTTAGAAAAACTAAATCCTCTGAATTGAGATGATCCTCGGATGTCATTTATCTCAGAAGAATTCATTTATATTAATGCTAATATTTGCGCGCCGATAGAGAAAACGCAATAAATTATATTGTAAAAATATATAAGCATGGATACTACATTTATATTTTTAGGAGTTGCTGTTATAATTCTTTTGTACACCATTTTTTACTTCATGAATGGCGAAGACTCTTTAGCAACAAAAATAGATTTGCAGCAAAAACAACCCGACATTGCTGTTGAAAAACTTACAAAGCCTGAGTCGGCGAAATATTCTTTTGAGCTGTGGACTTATGTTTATGGATCCAATGATGCATCCATTCAGGGCAAGTATTTCTTTTCTAGAGACGCAAAAACTGCGGGAAGATCACCTGAAAATTCTCCTTCTCCGGCAGATATAACAATCAAAAATAAAAATATTGGATTAAAAATGGGCACCACTACACCTAGCTTAATATTGGAATACAATAAAAAAGGAGAATCTATTTCAACGAATGTTGTAATAATAGACAATTTCCCCCTTCAAACCTGGCAACACGTAATTGTGAGTGTTGATAATAATTACATTGATGTTTATTTGAACGGCAAATTGGTAAAATCAATCAAAGATGATATTGAAACACCATCCATGACAAGTGCTATAAATTTCAGCGCAACTCCATTCAAAACTTATTTAGCAAAATTCACTCGCACCATTACTCCCACAGATCCTCAAACTGCATGGAATAATTATTTGTCGGGCAATGGCGAAAATCCGCTTAAAAATCTCATGGGCAATTATGAAGTTTCAATGAATTTCAAATCCGACGGACAAGACGCATACAACTTGCCTATTCTTGGTTAAATAAAATAAGAAATATATATAATGAATAAAATTTATGTATATTTGGGGATTTTTTTAATAATATTATTGATAATTTTTTATGTGCTTTATTTCACTAAGGATAGCTCAAAAACAAGTTTGATTGCTAGCAAAGTCAATTTAAAAAAAGACGTGAATGATCTTGAATTTAACACTGCACAAAAACCGGAATCTGCCATTTATTCTTATTCTATGAATGTTTTAGTAGAAGGGGTTCCAGATAATATTGACACTGATTATATTAAAAAATATTATTTGTTTTACAGAAATGTTGATGGATTTGTTGAAAATGCATGGACTGTTGCGAATCACGGCAAAAATATCGGACTCAGATTGGATGCATCAGATTTAACCAAATTGTGGTTAGATTACACAACTGGCAACAACAGTTATAAAACAGTGCAAATTGTTAGCAATTTTCCTATGGGAAAATGGACAAATGTTATTGTCACTGTGGATAATGCAAACATTAACGTTTATATTGATTCCAAGTTGGTAAAATCGGTGAATGGATCTATTAGCCCGCCTTCTCCAACAAATCCTATTAAATTTTCACATTTTAAAGCATATTTAGCTGATTTTAGATATTATAATAGTATTATTAATCCGGAAATTCCATTTATGTCTCGCATTTTTAGAATTAATGCAGCAAATTAAATATCATTTATATTTATACTATTGTAAATATGAATCCAGAACCAAAACCAGAATTAGAACCAAAACCAGAAGGCGCACCTGGCATATCAAGTGGTCTTGAAAATATTTCAAACTCAATTGCTGAAGCTAAAACTGGATTAAATAATGCCGTAGGAGATTTTTCATCAAAAAGCGCAGTAGATGCAAGTTCCGAGTTTTTAGAATCCAACACCATTGTTGCTAAATTTGCATTTATTATTATTGCATTAATTGGATTCATGTTATTGTTTCGTCTTGGCACAATCATTTTGTCTTATTTTCTTTCACCTTCGGGCTCTCCTTATTTAGTAAAAGGACAGATTGACGGAAACGAGGCCATTGAAATATCACAGGATTCGCGCACCAGCAATCCTCTTGTAAAATTTTCTGAGAATCAGACCACTGGCATTGAATTTACCTACAGTGTTTGGCTCTTTTTGAATGGAGAGTCTAACGCAACCGAACATCATATTTTTAACAAAGGCATTTATGATTCTTCCAATAATATTGCAGTAACGCAATCACCAGGATTGTTTATTAAAACTGATATAACTAATGATGACCCAAAAAATAGTAGAATATCTTCATTAATTATTAATATGGACACAATGGAAAACAACGGAACAATTCCTTCTGGAGCTGGAAGCAATAAGTCAACCTTGACCATTGGCAATATTCCGCATAAAAAATGGACAAATGTCATTATTCGCATTCAGAATCGTATTTTAGATGTTTATATCAATGGTGTTTTGACTAACCGCAAAGATCTTGAGTATATTCCCAGACAAAACTATGGCAGCGTGTTTGTGTGCCAAAATAGCGGATTTGCCGGTAAATTGTCTGATTTGCGATATCATGACAATGCTCTCAATGTTTTCCAGATCAATCAGATTGTCACTGCTGGACCATCCACTAGCACCAGTGATTCGTCCACTGCGCCTTCTTCCGGATACTATTATTATTTGTCGTCACAATTTTACAAAAATAACGTATAATCATAATATAAATAATGACTGACCAATTTTGTCTCAATTATCGCTCGCGCATAAAACAGAATTTAGAACCACAAACATTATTGGACAATATAAAAGGCAGATATGATACTTCTAATAATAATCCCTATGTCAAAATAAATGCCACAACTGGTTTGCCTCTAACACAATATGAACTTGATATGCGGCGCAAAATAGAAATTCTTAAATATAACAAATCTAGCAATGTGTCCTTGACTAAAAAACAGGCATGGACACAGATTGTAAAAGGGGCATCTCAGCGCCGCACTTATTCGCAATCGCAAATTTTAGCATTACAAAATGGTACGGGAACTGCAAATATAACGGATGACTATTGTCCAACACTTAGTACATCGGCCGGCATTCCTGGTGCGCCATTTTATCTTCAATTGGACCCCAATGTGCCTTTGTACAATTATTTGATATCTAATACCTATGCCACTAGTAATGTTGAAAATAAAATCACATGGACACACACTAATAATTCAGATGTTTTTGGC